CGGTGAGATCACGATCGTCGGCAACGGGTCATACCAGTGATCGCAGAAGCACCGGCCGCGGCTGCGGCCAACACCCCCGGCGGCGTCCTCGTGAAACTCCATGCGTTCGTCGAGTCCGCGAAGTCTGCCGCTGCTGACGGGCTGACGTGGGCCGAGTTCGGTGAACTGCTGGTCGCGTTCCTGCGGATGGCAGTCTCCCTCTATGACGACGTGGTCGGCATGACGGGCGAGGAGAAGAAGGCCGCGGTGCTCGACGGCGTGGCTGCCCTCTTCGACGCGGTGGCCGACCGCTGCGTGCCGCTGGTTCTGTGGCCGCTGTGGGGGCTGGTTCGCGGACCCGTCCGCCTCCTGGTTCTCGCCCTCGCGTCCGGGGCGGTCGAGCAACTCCTACCCCTCGTGAGGCTCGCATGATTCCTACGCTTCTCGTTCTCGCAGCGGTGGCAGCCTGGGGCTGGCCTCACCTCCAGCCGTTGGCCGAGAAGGCCAGGGCCGCCGCCGCCAAACTCACGCCCCGCCACTACGCCGGCATCGCCCTGGTGGCCGCGGCCGTGGCGTATGGTCTCGGTCCATCGGCTGCCCCCGCCCCCGGCCCGACGCCGGCCCCCGACGCCGGCCCGCTGTCGCTGGCCGGCTTGTTCGCCGGAGAGACAGCCAGTGAGGACGCGGCACTCATCGGTGCCATGTGTTCGGAGCTGGCAGACGAGATCGAGTTTTCGTCCGGACACCCCGACGGCTACCTGTCCACCGGCATCGCCGTGGACGAGCTGCGGAAACGGACGAGGATCCTGCGATGCCGGGGTATTTCGATTGGCGACCGGCAGCCGGCAGCACGGGACGCGATCGCCAAGTACCTCGAAGACGCCGTGGGCACCGACGGCGGGCCGCTGACGCCAGAGCAGCGGACGGCGTGGGTTGTGGCTTATCGCGATCTCGGGAGGGCCGCTAGTGACGCAGCCAAGTGATAGCGGTCGGTGGACGTTCTCTGCTCTCGCGTTCGTGTGCGTGTGTGCCGTGCTCTACACGATCACGTCTCGCTACGTCGGCCGGTTGGCCGACCGGCTGGAGGGCAACTACGGTTACGTCCGCGACCAGGAAGGCACCCGTGAGTTCCTTCGCGAGTTGGATCAACCGCTATTCCGCCAGGCCGGGGCCGAGGTCATCGCCGGAGCCAAGGGGAAGGACGCTTACCTCTATCGGTTTGCCGACCGATGCCACCGGCAGAAGTACGGCAAGCCGTTCGGGCCGTGGAACCAGGGCAGTGCCGGGACGTGCGTGTCGTTCGGCTGGGCTATGGGTTCGTACATCGGCCAGTGTGTCGATCACGTCGCTGGCGGGTTGGCTGAATGCCCGCTGATCGTGGCGACCGAGCCAATCTATGGGGGCTCGAGGACCGCCGGCCGGATGCCGCCGGTCACCAATGCCGGCTTCTCCGATGGCTCCTACGGCGGTGCTGCGGCCCGCTGGGTGTCTGGACGGTGTAAGGACCAGACAATCGGCGGGATCCTCTATCGCCAGGTCTACGGCGACATCGACCTCACGACCTACTCAATCGACCGCTCCCGGCAGTGGGGTGCATACGGAGTGCCGTCGTCGCTCGCGAAGCTGGCCCGCGATCACACTGCCCGTGCCGTTGCTCTCTGCGAGGATTGGGAGTCGCTGACGGCGGCGCTCGAGTCCGGCATGTGCGTGCCGATCTGTTCCAACGTCGGATTCGCGTCCGGCGATCGTGATGCAGATGGATTCTGCAAAAGGGCTTCGACCTGGAATCATTGCATGGTGGCGTGCTCTTTGAAGTACGCGAAGAACAACGGGCCAGGTTCCGCAACCCCGATGAAGAATCCACGCGACGGGATCCTCATCTTGAATAGCTGGGGCTCGTATGTCGGTGGCGGCAAGCATCCATCCGATCAGCCGGATGGCTCGTTTTGGATTTCCCGCCAGGACGCGGAAGCCATCCTCGCCCAAGGCGATTCCTTCGTCATCGGTTCGGTCGACGGCTTCAAGTACCGCGACCTCGATCACGCCGGCTGGCTGCAGCCGGCCCCAGCCCCGGCCCCGACCGACGCGGCGAAGTCGCCGTCCGTCAATCACTACCTCGCCCTGTGAGTGTTGTCATGACCAAACGCGGCATCGTTCTCTCATGTCTCGGCTGTCTCGTGGCCGGTTATCTGGCCGCCAGTGTGCCAGGCTTCGACCCGGTGAATCCATTCAACCCGCGGCCGCAACGCCCGTTCATCAAACTGATTTCGCGGCTGGCGAAAATGGGGTTGTGGATGACGGTGTTCGCCGAGCCGGCACCGCGGCCGGTCGAGCAGCAATACGCGGCCGCCCATTGTTCGGACCGATCACTCGTATGTCATGCGGAGGGCTGGTGATGTTTTCGATCATCGTATGGCTCGTGTTCGGTTTCATCGCCGGCTCAATCGCCGAATGGTTGTGGCCGCCGGTAAAGCCAACAAGCCGGTGGCAGACGATCGCCGTCGGGGTTGCCGGGTCCGTGGCCGGCGGTCTGGCCGGTTCTCTCGTGAGCGGTGACCACTACCGGCCGGCTGGGCTGGTGCTGTCGGTCGTCGGTGCGGTGGCGTGCATGGCGATCTGGAGGAAACTCGACGAGGTGAAGCCGTGAGCATCCTCTGGCGATGGGTTATCTCGATACTGGTGTGGCTGTCTGCCGATCACCAGCGGATCGCGACCGAGCCCGCGAGGGCTGCGGCTGCAGTGTCGGCCGCCAGGGCGTCGATCATCGAGGAGCTGGCGGCGAAGCCGCCGGTGCCGGTGCCGGTGAAGTCGGGCACGACGTGCGTCTCCGGGTCGTGCCCTCCCCGGCGGTGACGACGTGAACGAGGCTATCGCCCAACTGCAGGCACACGTTCGATACCGGTTGGGCAGCCGCGTCACCTACGCCGAAGTCTGGCGGGTGGACCAGCTCACCCGGCTGGCGATCCGGCACTGGCCGCATAATCACTTGGAGGACGCCGAAGCCGGAGGCGGGCGGCATCATGCGTCGGTCGGCCATGCCCTCACGCTGATGCGGAGCCAGGTCCGCGAACAGTGGGAAGCCCGACACGGGTCCGGCCCGCTGTGGGACGTGGTTCTCGGGGGCACGACCTCGGCTATCGGGGTGGTGCTACTCGATCTGTGGTGGCCGTCGCGGCCGTGGCGGTCGATCCTGCGGGCGATGGGGCGATCACTGGCCGACGATCGCCAGGACGGCGTCGATCGCGTCGTGGACCGCACGGGCGAGCCGCGAGTCGGTCCCTAGCTCTTGGCCGATGCGGATCAGCAGCAGGCCGCGGATGGCGTTGGTCCAGGTGGGGCGGGTCATCCGATTACCTCCGCTGCTAAGAGCTGGGCGGGAAAGTGGGCGATTCCCACTTCCGCCGGGCTGGTTGTCCATTCATATGTTACGCCGGTCGGGTGTATCGACGGCGGGAGCACCGATTGGGCGGCCCGACCGCCGATCCGTATTTCGATAGCACCGAGTTTCACGACCGCCGTCGTGGGCATCCACGGTTCCCAACGGAATAGTCGGTGCTGCCCGCGGGCCGACCGCCAGGTCGGCGTGTGAAGGTCGGTTATCCCGTAGGCGGCCAGCTCCTCGAGCCCGTCCGGCGAGTCGTATTCAACGTCGACAACTCCGGACGGTTCGCCGAGAAGGATGCCCACGTTGGAGCCGGAGCGGATCCACGCGGCCACGTCGGCCGGGTTGTCCGTGCTGCGGGTTTGCCAAGCCGAGCCGAGCGGGCGTTTCTCCCGGCGGGCGACGCGGATGAATCGGCAACCGGCGGCGGCGAGGGCGATGAGGTCGGGAGTCATGCGGCACCTCCGTCGATCATGGTGAACGTGCGGGCCATGGGGATTCCGGCGGCACTGGTTATCCGGCGGACCTCCTCGCGGATCGTCTCGCACCGCTGCTCCACCTCGGGGGCACCGATGTCGTAGTAGGTGTCGAGGATGGCAAACTCCTCCGGCATCTCACGCCCCCCGGCGATCGCGTGGACGATCGGCTGGGTGAGCGGGTCGCAACCGCGGAAGGCGTGGCGGGTGGCTAGGGTTCGGTATCGGGCGATCGGGGTCATGGGTTCTCTCTTGGTTGTGCGGCCGGGGCCGCGGGTTGTCCCCGCCGGCGAAGTGCCGGCGGGGCGGGTTGGTTGTCGATCAGACGATCACGATCGTGGTGCGTCCGCTCCGCGGGCTGCCCGTCAGTCGGGCGTGGAGGTCGTGAGCTTCCGAGGGCACCTTGCCGAGCCGGTCGGTGTAACGCTTCTGCGATGCTGCCCAAAACCCGACGGCGTCAACGCGGGCGATCAGCTCCGCGGTTTCGCTGCTACGGTCGTTCCGGATGGCGTCGAGTTCTTGGAAGGCTTTGGTCATGGTCATGGTCATGGTCATGGTTGTCTCTCCTGGTTGTGGCCGCGGGTTTCGTTTCCGCGTTGGTTGTGTAGTTATAGGCGATCGGCAATACGGCGTCAAGCAGTCCAGCAAAAAAACTTTTCCGGGCGATCACTCAGCCGACTTTTTGCGACTACGCTTCCGGGCCAGCTTCTCGCGGCGGGCGATCGTCTCCTCGGATTGCGGCCGGCCGGCGTGCGGATGGCGCTCGAATGCGAGAGCCGCTGAGCGGAGGGCAAACCATTGCCCGTCGATCTCGATACCGGGGATCTTGCCGGTCTGGACGTGCTGCAGCATCCATTGCCGCGACACGTTGGCGAGGTCGGCGGCGGTGCCGACTCTGACGTAAAGGGTGGGGTCGATTTTGGTTGGCATGATGTCATTTTTG